ATGAAAACCATCGCTCGGCGTCTGAGCCCCTTCGCGATCCTGCTCCCGGCAAGCCTGTTGTCAGCCTGCGCCTCCCTAGGCAACGCCGGACTCGGCGGCTCCCAGCAGAACCCCACCAACCAGCTCCTGAACATGATCGATGAGGCTACCCGCGAAGGTATGTCCGTGGTGCTGGTACCGGCACTCATGCCCAACAAGAGCGTGACGGACCTCTCCAGCTACTCGCATCGGGTCATATTCAAGAATAAGGACGTGCCCGGGATCGCCTACATGCAGGCCTTTGCCAACAACGACCTGGAGAAGATCAAGGAAGCCGTCTATCTGTGGGACTTCCTCGAGGTCAACATCGTCCCGCCGGGAACCTACCTGCTGTCCGGAGGGATCGACTACAAGATCGACAGCACCCTTGCCCAGATCAAGGCGCCAAAGGGGCAGCCGGCTGCCAGCCCACTTGGTTCGGTGAACCTGTCCGCCGTGCTGTATCGCCGGTTCGTGAAGGAGAACTACTGGCGCGACGCCTCCTATGCAGATAAAACCTACACACAGAATGTCTGCAGCGCCGTGCACATGGCCTCCGGCCAATGCGTGGGCTGGACCGAGCAGCAATACAGCCAGCGGGAAATGGTCTCGGATGCCGGTTGGGCCGAAGGCACGAAGATCGAGGACGTTCCCTCCATCAAGCTGCAAGCGCAGATACCCGACGCCTATGCCCCGCTGTCCTTCACCATTCAGCCTGGGCAGATCCTGCTCAGCGATCGGTTCCACTTGAAGACCCCGGCCGTGAGCTATGACAGGAAGACCTGCAAGGCCGTGGACACGCAAAACATCAAGTGCGCCTTGCAGGATATCCAGGTCTTCATGAGGCCAGCGCCCATGGAGCTGACGAAAAGGTTCATCGATCGCGAGCAGCCAAGGCTGGATGAAACGGGCCGCCAGGTGCTCGCGCGCATCCAGCCGATGAAAACCGAGATACTCGGCGAAGCAGGCATGGAAGACCTGACCTGGGGCCTGCCGGTTTCCTTGAAACGCAAGGCAAGATGAAACGGGCCCTCCGCCGAGCGCCTTCCGCTCGCGGTCGCCACAACGGTTGATCGATAGAGGCCCGGAAGGCAGGCGGCAGGACAGACCGGCTCGGCTGGTCATGTTCGATGACGACCAGCCGATGACCGACCCAGACCGGATCTTGCGTCCAGATGAAAGCCGCGCACGGGGCTGGATTGCAGGCAACGGCCGAAAACGTGACAGGTGCTGGGGTACTCCTCGGACACTCCGGGAAAGTAGCAATTACGGAGCGGTTATCGGGAAAGGGAGGCGGTTGCGAGACCGTAAAAGTATGAAAGCGTTATGGGGGCACCCCAAGGAACTTGCTTCAGCAATACCGGACAGGAAAGAAAAAAGCCCCGTAACTCACTGAGCTACGGGGCTTTCCTGTTGGAGGCTGAGGTCGGAATCGAACCGGCGTTCACGGATTTGCAATCCGAAGTAAAACCCAACAATTTCAAATGGTTAACGGTGGATAATTTCCGCATCATAGCCGTATTCGTGTCTCTGGAGGCCGCTGATTAGTTGGAGGGAGAACATAGATGCGGAAATGATTTCAGCCCCCTCCATGGCATGCCCGAGCACCACTCTCCGCTCGTCGGCCGCCCTCGAATACTGGATATTCATACAGCATAATTTCCGGCCAACCCGACTGCCGGAGATTTCCATGTCCTACTCCGACCCCAAGCATTGCCACCACCAGCGCGTCACCCAATGGCTCGCCGCGATGCGGCAGCATGCCGCCTGGCTGTACGCCGCGGATGAGCAGTACCTGTATCTGGTGGCCGAGGCAAACGAACTCTATCAGTGCGGAATCGTGGGCCTGCAGGACCGCCACGACATGGTCACCGACGCCTTGGGGATGTACGGCTGGGCGATCGAGCACGGCATCACACGCGAGACGCACTACTGCGCGGACTGCTGCTACGACGTGCTCGACGGCGGCGTCGTCGTCGGGAGCGTGGACGACGAGGGCATCTACCACGGGCCCGCACCCGCACGACAGCGGCTGGGCTACCTCGGCCGGGATCCCTTGGACGGGATAACATACTTGCGCCTGGGCCAGGCGCTTGAGTGCGCCGGCGTTGTGCGCGGTCTGGAGATCGAACTCAACGCAGGCGGCACGCTGCTGCTTGTCGAGCAGATCCCCAGCGACTTCCGGCCGTGGCGTTGGCCCACCTGAACTACCCTTACCGCACCACTTCGGCCGGAGCGATGCGATGTGTGGCAGGCTTTCGCAGTACACGGGACTTCACGAGTTCGTCGACGCGCTGTCGATGCGGGCCAAGCTAGTCGGCGAGCCGACCAAGGCGTTTGGAGAAAAGAACAACCTCGCTTTAAACAAGTATTTCTCGGCAGAGCACTCCCGTCAGTCTCGAAAGCTATTGTAGTTTGAAACTTTATTTCGCAACATCAATCGCCAAAGTTCATCCCGGCGTTGCTTGTGAATCTCACCCCATGCTACAAGCTGAATCTTAGCCGTCTCGTAGCACCCTTTTGCACGCATAGCCGCATAGTTCTCATCCTTCGTTACAATATGAACAGACTCGCAATCTATTAGTGTACGTACAAACCCGTCCACATCGTACACTTTCCGACTTCGATGAAGGTCAACTAGTTGCGTCAGCGTGGTCTGGATCCGCATATAGTGCTCCAAGCGTAAGTCCGCTCCACTATCCACGACAGCTTTATGCGACACCATTCCCGTAAACCTCCGAATGTGACGCTTTAAGCTCTCTGCCATGACATGGGTATACCAAGCTCTCGCCCGACTTGGTGTCACATTCGGCCGGCCAGCTAGCCACATAACCTCTTCGTAAACTGAGTGCAGTGCTTTTCTTACCTCAGGAGTCAGGTCTATTTCCACAGAATTTATCTCTCAAACTTATAGAAACTTGACATTTACCTAGCCGACAGCACCGTACTAAGCGCACGAAGCTGCTCAACAAACTCAATTTACGTTAGTACTCGAACAAACATATTTTTCTTATTAGCCAACAACTCTTACTCGTCAGCTTTCGAGAAGCGGTCTCTACGTACGAAAAGGTCAACCCCGAGGATGCCAAGGCAAATCCCCAAGATGTCAAGACCAAAGCCTGCCAACCTGACCGAGGAGAAGCGAAGAATAAGCACCCAAGCCGCAACAAACACAGCGATTCCAAGCCACTTCCGGACCTCCCTGTTGCGCACTAGGTGACCGACCGCAACAATGACTACAGTCCAGATGGCGAACTGGATGACATCATTCATGCAGGTTCTCCAGCACTCTGGACGATCTCCGACTTGACAGAATGCTGGGGCCCGATCCCGCCGGACACCTCCCCTTCAACGCTGATAATGACGTCTCCAGCGTGGTAGGTCGGCAAGGCCTGCTGAGTAGCCCAACGAACTGCGAGGCCGCTGCCAACCCCAACAAAAGTGTTGATGCGTTTACCGGCTACACCCGCAAGCATACCGACCATGCCAGCAACGGTGACACGCTGCTGGTTCAGAGAGTCAGCCTGAGCTCGGGTCAGGGGCAGCGAGACAAAAACCCTCAGTATGCAAGGTCGGTCCTTTGCCTGCATCCGGTCGAAAACCTCAACCGCAAGATCAGCAGTCGCGTGACTGGCTTTCACTGACGGACAGTACTTCATGTGAAGCAGCCGGCTGCGCTCCGCCCATGCGAGGCGAATGATCGCCAAGCTGAAGTTGATGCCGTGCTGGCTGTGAATATGCGTCCGTTCGATATCCATGGCGTTCCTTCCGTGCTTCGAGCGCGCAGTTTCGGTAGCCAACAACACCGCAACCACTAGCAAAACAGCTAGCTCTCAACATCCACGCCCAGACGGAGTTAGACTCAACGCTCCGCCTCATAGGCAGCAACGCCCGTCCCTATGGCACGCCACTCATTCTGCGGCATGCGCGCGTCGCAGATGAATACCTCGACTTCGCCGCTTTCCTTCGGCTCCGCCGGCCGGATCGCTGCATGCCGGAGAATCGTCTGCATGTCTGGGACGTAGCTGCTCTCCGAGCCGTGGAATGACCAGATGCCGAACTTCCCTGCTCCACCCACCTGGTGGTCGAGTTTCACCGACCAGCCCTTGAATCGAATCACCAGCATCGCCCTGCTCCGTAGGAAAAGGCCGTAGTCTACTCCTAATTCTGACAGGCCTGGTTCGCAGCCAGGAGTTGCGCCTCGTAACCAATCCGCTGCCGCCGCTCGGCCAGCAGCGCACGGACCTTGGTCTGTAGGTCGTCGTCTTTCCGCAGCCCAGCCGCTGCCCATGCCGGCACCTCCACTGCCGGCACTCGGCACGGCACCGCCACCGGCACCTCTACGCGCACCGTGCGCGGCTCGGCTTCCTGCCGGCCGGCGCATCCCGCCAGCGCGAACACCACCAGCATCAGCACTATCCTCATAGACCCAACTCCTGATCAATGACCGCCTCGGCGGCCGCACACTGCTCGCCGGCGGTTCGCTGACTCAGCAGGCGTTGGGCTCCGGCATACTGCTCCGCGGCCTGCTGCCGTCCCCGATCCACAGCCTGCGCGGCATCCCGGGCGCGCTGCTCGTCGGCCAGGCGCAGCGCGGCAACCTGCCGGACCTGCTCCGCCACTGCGGACTCCAGGCCTCCCCTGGCGGCGCGGCAGGCGACCAGATCCGACAGCGCAGCATCGAGCTGCGGCCGGTAGTGCCGCGCGCCGAGCCAGACACCGCCGGCGGCGCCGAGGCCGACCAGAAGCAGGCAGGCCAGCGCGATCGAAATCACGCGGGCCGAGATCACGACAGCACCGCCTTGGCCCGCTCCCACAGCGCTAGGCGCTCCGCCTGGCCGTTCGTGCCGCCGTTGATGCGCCGAGTGATGGCGGCGAACTCGCCGCGGTCGGCCAGCTCGTTCAAGCCGTGACTGGCCCACCACCAGGCCGCCGAGATCGCCGCCCACTCCGGTTGCTCGAGAAGCTCGGGTTCCTGCTCCAGCGGCTGGCCCAGCCCGGTGCCGGCGGCGCGGTAGTTCGACCGGCCGGTGATCTGCAGCAGGCCGCGCCCGCGATACCGCCAGCCGTCGCCGGAGGCCTCGTCGCCATTGCCGTTGCGCGAGGCGTAGGTGTGGTTCGCGATAGCCTGCGGATGCCGCGCCAGGTTCAGAGCCAGAGCGTTCGGCTTGCCGTCGGCGCCGAGGTACCGGCTCGGCCAGGTCGAAGCCAGGCCGCGGGCGCTGTAGTTGAGGTTCTCCACCAGGTGGGTCAACTGGCCGCTTTCGTGGCCAACTTGGGCGAGGAACGCCGCCGCGCGCACAGGCGACGTGATACCGAAGCGCGTCATCCCGCGGTTCAGCGCACCAACAAAAACGCCGGCTCGAGGGCCGGCGTTCGGGAGTATCTGCAGCAGTTGCTGCTCAGTGATAGGCATGTGAGCTCCAGAAACGACGAAGCCCGCGCAGGGCGGGCTTTCGTTCGTCGATAGGTTTGTCAGGTCGGCAGATCAACAGGCCCGTCGAAATCCCCCGGAACGGGAACAGGCTCAGGGTATCTGGCAGCATGGGTCGCACCCGCCGGATATCTGTAGATGATCCACACCGAAATCGTGTCGCCTCGCCGCCGAACCTGGTAGACGGGATATGGATCGGCGAAGTCCTCCATCGTGAGTTCGGCGCCGTCGGCGAGGTCGGGGAACGCATAGTCACGACCCTCGACGGTAAGCACGCCGCCGGAAACCGAGACGGTTGTGTAGTCGCCAAATTCTGCGGGACCATACTGCGGCGAAAGAACAAGCAAGAAGTTCATCAGAACCACCTCCCCATCGCGGATGCCGAGATCACTGTCGCTGTTCCAGCCGCGCGCGAAACAATGTCAAATCCGCGCAACGTAGCCGCCGTCGCGCTTGCGATACCGCCAACAGTGCCCCAGCCTGCTCCAGTCCCCCAGCGAAATAGGCCGGGGTTCACGGTTGGGCTGCCAGAGAAGGCGATAGGAAACGACCACGAACGGGTTCCGGTAAACAGACTTCCATATGGGACATCAATCGCCTGATCAGTAACGCTGGCGTTGAACCAACACATCTGTGTTCCGTCGGCATATCGCACGTAATCGCCATTTGCATTCGCGCCGCGCTCAATGATCGCACCAGACGGTATGCCGCTCGCCTGAGAGACTGCGCCGAGAATGCTGTCTCGCGAGTACAGCGCGCCCGAACCACCAAGTGCCTCCCGTACCGCCGCACTGCCGAGGCCGAGATCCCCCCGCGCTGCCGCCGCATTTGCAGAAAGCGCCCAGGGCTTGATCCCCGCCAGGGTTGCCCCCCACTGGTTGGCGATCAGGTTGAATCGATCCGAAAGGTCCTTGTCGTAGCCCAGGATCGGCGCCACCGCATAGGACTGGCCGCTGGCCGTGCTGCCCTGGTAGTTGGGTTTGATCGAGATGACCGTCGAACTGGCCACGTTTGTGACCTCGTACCAACGACCATCGGGGCCGCGAAAAGCATCGCCGACCCGGACGTTCGCGGAGAATGTGGTCCCAGTGCCGGTGACTGTCGGCGAATTCAGCGTGACAGCGACCGTGCCTGTGGAATACCAAGCCATATAGTCCTCCAGATATATTTATGCTACTGCAATGAGCGGCCAATTGAATTGCTGATTAGTTTCCGCTTGAACAATTGATGACACAAATATCAAGCTCATTGAGTTCTCAAGAAACCCAATACGCGGAGCCTCAGCAGTGATAAATGCGCTTACATTGAAGTGGCTTACTTGAAAGTAAGCCTCAGTTCCGTAGGGGAACGGCAAATACCACGTCTGCAGCGCCAAACCGCCAGGCCAGTTCGGGTTATACGCATATTTATTCCAAACCTGCGCACCACCGAGATAGCGAACGATGTCCCGGTTACTGTCGAACATCACCCGCGACTGGGTGTCGAAAACCTGCATTCCCCACCCACCGGTTTTCGGCAACATGACCGCGCCAGCTTTCCACTTTCCGCCGTAGACAGGAGGATCGACGTCTCGATAGATGCTCTGCCAGAAGGCGAATCCAGTCCAGTTCCCTGGACTGCCGATATGCCTGAATAGGTATATCTGATGCGGACCATTAGGCCTAAAGTACACATACGGCTCGTACGGGGACTGGATCGCAGATGGGTAGCTTACGATAGTTTCGCTAGTGGTCTGTACGCCGTATGTTCCTGATGCCGCAATGTGAATACACGGGTTCGAGTCATCGATAATTGTCTGCCCGCTGTTCCCCCGAATTAATACCCCATAGCTCATGAGAACATCACCGCATGCAGTACATAGGTTGTTCCGGATGAACCGTTCCAGTGGAACGTCACCACGTTTCCGGAAATTGTGTATAGGGGCACTTCACCGAATGCGTTTCCGCTCGCAATGATGAACACAACACCGCGCGCAGGATCAAAACCCGGAACCGTCACCGTCATCCCGTTGGTGATGGCGCCGAGCGACTGCCGGTAGACCGTACGCGCCGATTGGCCGGTGAGCTCCATCAGGATGGAGCCGGCCGCATTTCTCAGGCGGATGCCGTAGCTCATACGTCGAGATTCCCGATCTGTACCCGCACCACAAGATTCGCGTCGTAGACCTTGGTGGCCTCCGCTGTCTGCCTCATGAAGCCCCCGCCCGTAGCGCTGTTCTGTGTAAGAGCCCCGCTCTTGTCGAGCTTCCAGAGCGGCTCGCCGTTGGCACCGAGGGCGGTCGACTGAATCACGTTGCCTATCTTCGCGTTGGTGATCGAACCGTCCTGGATCATCGCGTTGTTGATGAACATCTGCCCGCCGACGATCGAGACCGGCGCCACGGTCTGCCCGCTGGAACTGTTGAACCAGAGGAACCGATCAGCCTGGAACGCCATGGTCGTCACGCTCGTACCGCTGTCGAAGCCCAGTTGCCAGCCAGCGGCGTACTTCTGCCCGTTGGCATGCGCCTGGAGCTTCACGCTGTAGAGCGCCTTGACGTTGCCATCCAGCGAGGTAACCGCTTGAGATGTGGTTTGGATGTTCGCCTCGTTGGTATCGGTGCGCGCGCTGACGGTATCCACCCGCTGCCCCAGTGCGCTGTCCGCGTTGGCGCGGACGGTCTGTTCGGTGCTGATCGCCGAGGCGTTGCTCGCAACCTGGCCGGTGAGCTGATCCAATCGCTGGACGGTTACAGCATTGTTCGACGCAACGACCGACTCGACGGTGGCGATCCTGCCCTCCGCGGTCCCGGTGCGCGCTTCAAGCAAGCTCGTCCGCTTCGCCTGCGCTTCGTCCTCGTTCGCCCGCACGGTGACTTCGGTGGCGGCTCGAGCAATGGTGTCCCAGCCCTTCAGCGCATCGGCCTTCTCTCCGGTCGCCGGCTCCCGGCGGGCGGCAGCCTGCAGAACATCCAGGCTCGAAGCCGCCGCTTCGACCTTACCGTCGAGCTCGGTGATATCCGCGGTGTTGGTGGCCACCTGCTGGGCCAGGCCGTTGGCCGTCTCGATCGACTGTCCGATGTCGGCCCAGTAGGTCGCGTTCGGCGGCGAGGCGTTGAGCGGCACCGCCTGCTTCGCTTGATACAGCCGGTTGCCGACCCGCACGATATCGTTCTGCGCGTAGGTCTTCGTCGGGTCGTAGGCCAGCACATCGGTCAGATTGTCGATCTGGTCCTGCAGGCCACTGATATCGACCTGCATCTGATCGATGTCGGCGAAGAACTGCTCGCCCAGGGCGGACTCGACGTACTCCTTGGTGATCAGTTCGTTGTACTCGCTCGCATCCGTCGAGCTTATACCGTCGACCCAGGCCGACCAGGGGCCGACGTTGCCGGTCCGGTCGATCAGCCGCCCGCGGAAGGCCAGGCGAGCGCCGGCCGCCAGCGAGGTCAGCGTGTGGGTGTCGGTCGGGTACGCGAACAAGCCCAGGGCAGTTGCGTTCTGCTCGCTGCCGCCCGGGGTGACCGACTGCTGGATCTCGGTGTAGGCGGTGTCCGCCGCACCACTGGCCGGGAATCCCCACTCCAGGCCGATCTTCCACGGTCCGCTGGTGGTACGCAGGAACGCCAGCGCCGGCGGCGCGCCGGTCTTACCGCTGAGCAGGGTCAGGATCGAGCTCTTCCAGACCGACGTGATGTCGAACGCCGATACCGCACGCACTCGCGCCAGGTATCCACCTGCGTAGATGCCGGTCACATCGACGCTGGTGGTGCCGGCACGCGGCAGGCGGATCCAGTTGCCGCTGTCCTTCTTCCATTCGACGTCGTAGGCGACAGCCCCTTCCACGGGGGGCCAGGCGATGGTCATCGTGCTGACCGCCAACCCCTGATCGAACTGGTAGTGCGAGGTCAGCGTGACGCTCGCCGGCGGAGGTACTGTGGTGATCGGGATGACGCTGATCGGGCGGCTCTCCAGCTTGGCGCCGGTGTCGATCGCTGAGAACTTCCCGGGCTCGTACTGCAGCGCAGTGATCTCGAAGACACCCCGCTCCGGCTGGCTGACTTTCATCACACGGTAGAGCGGCACCGCCAGGTCGTCGGCATCGAGGGTCCAGACCAGTTCCGGTAGCGGGGTCTCGCTGTAGGCTGTCGTCACGGTCACCGCGCGCCCTGCGACCGACTGCACGGTTCGCGCCTCAGCCTTACCGCTGGGCAGGTTCAGGAGCAGCCGGTCGCCAGCCTTCGCCTGAGTATCGCGATCCAAGGTGATCACTCGGCCAGCAACCGCCGAGATCCTCCCGCCGATCTCCCGTCCAGCCAAAAGCGCGTCAGCCACCGGAATCACCCATCCCGGCAGCGGAATCGCCCCGTCCATACCGGTACGGAACGTTACCGTGCGATCCTGGCTGTTGGTTAGGATCGCCCATTTTCCGCGCCGCTGGGCCTCACTCTCGCGGGTGCAGCCAATGGCTGCCACCTCGACCGGGTTGTCGCCGTAACGCCGCTGCAGGCGCTTATCGGTGGCCACAGCCACGTCGGTGTCGTAGTTGTTCGCCGGATTGTCGTAGCTGACCAAGGCACGGCTGTAGCGAGTGCGCTCACTGGCCGAGCCGTAGCTGAAGCGGCCGTCGATGACATTGGCCCGGGTGTAGGCGAAATCGACGTCGGTGGCGCGCGGAATATCCGCCTGGATCTTCAGTTGGCCCTGGGCCCAGTACGCCATGCCGCGGTAGATAGCGGTGAGGTCGCGCAGCAGCTCCCAGGCCCCGGCGCGGCTTTGCAGGTTCAGGTTGCAGGTGTGTCGCGGCTCCTGGCCACCCTTCCCATCCGGCACCAACTGGTCGCAGTACTGGGAAATCCGGTACATTTCCCAGCGATCGACCATCCAGGCCTTGATGCGTTTACCCACACCGAAGCGATCGTTGGTCACGATGTCGTAGGTGTGCCAGACCGGGTTGTCGGTCCAGGCCTGTTTCATCGTGCCGTCCCAGATGCCGAGGTAGGCCCGGGTCTCCGGATCGTAATTGCTCGGCACTTGGACCTTCCGCCCGCGGCAGTCGACTGTGACAGCCGGAATGTTGCTGAACTGCTCTGCGCTGAACTCGACGTACAGCAGAGCCGTGTTCGGGTAGCGCAGCTTCGCGTCGATCACCTCGGTGTAGCCGGCGACCAGCATGGTGTCGGCGATGCGGTTGTTGTTCTGGTTCGGCGTCAGGCGGCGGACGCGCACCTGCCAGCCATTGGTGGCCGCCGGCAGGTCGATCCGGCGGGAGCGCTCGTAGCGGGTGGTGGTCTTGCCATCGACGGCCTCGCGCAGCACCTCCTGATAGGCGCCGCCGTCGGTTGCCATATCTACGGCATATTCGATCCGGTACCCGCCGATGTTGCCGTTGGTGTCCTGCTGCTGGAGCGCTGGCCAGGCGAAGCGCAGGCGCACTGCGGAAAGCTGGGTATTGCTCAGCGAGCGCACCCAGGGCGTATCGCTGCGCAACTCGACGTTGACAGACGTCTCGTTCTCAACCGCAGGAATGCCAGGGATGTAGTCCTGGTCCACCGACCCCGCGCGCCACTCCCACTTAACGTTCGGGAAGTTCAGGTTACCGCTCGGGTCCATCAGCGGGGTGTTGTCGAGGTAGATATCGCGCTCGCTCGGAACGCCGGCGAACTCGCCTTCGCCCACGGCAAGCAGGATCTTGGCCATCGCGACCGAGCGCAGGCTGTCGGGTGCCTCGACCGGCTGTTTCGGCTTGCTACTGCCGCCCTTGCGGCCGGTCAGGTGCTGGTTTTCTGCGCCCATGCTTTCCTCCGGGCATGAAAAAGCCCGCCGAAGCGGGCATTGGTGGGCCAGGCAGAGCCTACGCGGCGCTATCCAAGCCGAGCGTCATCTGCAACTGGTCACGCCAATATTCGACTTGTTGAATCAGTCCCGACTTCTTCTGCTTCCACCGGGCTAACTCACGACCATTGAGGCTGGCCAGTTCCCGAGCATCACGCAACTCGCGGCACGCACGGTCGAACTGCCGCTTTTCGGTGAGTTCGCCCCGTAGGAGAGCATCGATGTGCAGGTCACACCAAACAGCAAAATCAACATCGAGCCAGCGAGCAAATGCCACAGCCAGCTTCGGATGCAGCCAGGTGCCACCGGCACGCCCCTTCGAAGTCTTAACTAAAAGGTGGGATTCCCCCACATTTAAATGGCGCGCCAGTGCGTCCGAGTATTTCACCGTATCCGGCAGGCGCAGCCATTCCACCGGTTTTTTGCCGAAACGCTTGGCCACATCCGTGGCATTGATCCAGCCATCGGAATTGAATCGAACAGCCTGGCCCTGGTAGTTGAAGGGAATAACGTTAGACATAGTGATGCTCCATCCGCCTGAAAAAGAGAAGTGCAGGCAGGGGCGTAGGCGGAGCTGGACCGACCCTTTTCGGTAGCGAGCCTAGCCTGCACGTGTGCCCCCAGTTGGGGGTTGCGGGCACAAAAAAGCCCCGGCACGCCGTGCGGCGTCCGAGGCTTTGGGTTTTCTGTGGGCACAAAAAAAGCGCCTTTAGGCGCCTTAGGGAAGTCAGTTACTTTTGTTCCAACAATGCCTGAACCATACAGTTTTTGATTATCAAACGCAACTCATGCGGCTGTAAGAATCGGCAACGTATATGTATCTTGCCCCCTTTCCACGCGGATGGCTACACCTTGTCCTCGGCGTAAATCGAAGCCGAGATAATCGCCCCGCCCCACCGGCGCTTCCCGTAGCAGATCGGCACCGGGTTCCCGCTGGCTGTGGTATTTCTGGCGCTGCCGAAGGCGTAGCTGGGCAGGTTCTCCGGCGCCGCGCTCTGCTTCAGGCCCTGGGCTTGGGGGCTGAGCATTTGGATGACGCCGCCGGCAACCATCCCTATCCCTGCAGGCAGCGCATACGGGGCTATGACGGGAAAAACGTAGGAAGCAGCTATCAAGGCGGCCCCGACTATCGTCTGCACCAACCCGCCACGCTTCCGGCCCCGCATGACCGGAGCAATGCGAATTTCCTCGGCGCCCCCGAACTGCAGCTCATCTTGGGAAATGTTCCGTTTCCCACGGAATACAACGAACTCCATACCTCGCAGGTGGGCATTGGCGAGGAAGCGCTCGAGGCCTGGAATCTGCACGCACAAGGCCTTGATCGCTTCAGCAGTCGACCCGACGAGCATACGGTACTCCCGGCCGAACTGCCGGAGCGCGCCGTAGAGCTTGATGGTGGTCATCGGAGTGTGGTGCGCTGCGATGGTCATGTGTTTCTCCAGGTAATAAAAAACCGCCCGGAGGCGGTATGCGCTTACTCATTCCTTCCGTATGAAGGATGATTGGCCGTACTTCGCCTCATAATCAGCAGCCAGCTTCCGGCATACCGACTTAGCGAAACGCCTAGCTGACATATCTAAAAGTTGATCATCAACATCTTTCCAGCACAAATCGATAGCTACTTGAGCCCTATCTTTACCCCTGGACTCAGGGGTCTCTGTGCTTTCTAGGATTGCACCAAGAACTAGGAGAAGCACCAGAGCGCCGATTGGTATTAACACTAAACAGACCAGTAATTTCTTTGCAGCCCCCACAGTGGGCTTTTGAAGATTTTGCGGCAGCCCTACTTCCTCATTAAGTGCTTCGCCACAGTACCTGCACTTAATCGCTTCAGCCTTGATTACTTCAGCGCAGAAGGGGCATTTCTTTTCGTCGGCATCCATACGACTCTCCACAATGTAATTGTGGCGGAGGATACCAAATAGCCAGCATCAAAACCCAGGGCTCATTCGGCAGAAACAGAGAGGGCGCCTGAAGGCGCCCTCTCCATGCCGTTTACGGCCCATACCCTAGGATGAGCAGTTCCATGCTCATGCCGAAGCCCGCGTCGGCCAGTTCAGTTGCTTGGCACAGTACTTCCTCACGTGCGCTGCGGAACCCAGCCCATCCCACAGAAAGCCCGCCAACTCGACGCCAGCATTACAACCGAGCCCGCTGAGGTGAGTGGCCAGGCGACGGCTCTCAACGATCTTCCAGCACTTCTCCACGCAGTCGACCAGAAACGCGATGTTCGACCACGAGCAGGTGTCGACGGCCGACGCAGCTTTATCCTTCGGCAGCCACTCGCCTTCCAAGGCGGAGGCTGTGGATGCGATCCGGGCACGGGATCGGGCTGAGGCCATTACCAAGATCGAAGAACTACGGAGCATGCACCTGATGCGAGCTTTCCACACCAGCGCGCTGTGGGAGCACTATGCGTGGAAGCGTCGGGGCCAAGGGTGAACGCCAGATGCAAAAAGCCCAGCGCTGGGCTGGGCTTGACCAAGATACACTTAGATATAATCAATCTGAGCGCGCGTTTTCACAGAGCTCGTTGAAATGTGGATTTTTGCCAAGCTTCTGGGAAGAGCAGATTTCATCAATAACTTCCACACCCCAACAAATCCCTAGCGCCGCCCCTTCTTCATCTCTACCAATCCTTCCGCTGTAACAACCAACAAACTCCATCCTCGTCTCGTTCAAAGCCACATCCGATCTATCCCAGAAGCCCGGAGAACCCACATCCACTTCTTCGTACGGATCGTTGACATTCCATGTACCCGTAAATGAACAAAATACTGGAGCGCCTGACATACCTTGCCGTGTTTGAGTATCAAGGAAGAAAGCCGGTAATTCAACGCCCCCAGTGAGCCCTCCTATCGGCGACGGACGACCGCCACTTGTTATTCCGTAATAGGGTTCAGAAGCTATAAAGCCTGATTTCCAAAGAGGCAAACCGAACCCTGTACTGATCGAGCTAGGAAACCCGATAACAAACGCCGTGTTGCCTGGCATTACCGGAACTTTGAGCCTGCTAATATTGTTAACTGGAACATGAAAATTCTCAGCACAGTCTTGCGGTCGTGAAATTTTTATCGCGATGACATCGACCAGCTCCCCGTGGACCGGATGTTCAAACCAGATAGGCTTGCAGTCTTTATAAACTTCAAGCCGATGAGCAACCGAAGTATATACATAACGCTCACCAAGCTCATGCGGAATATAAGTCGCGAGCTTTATTTCAATAGAAACTGGAAACCTTCCAGAAAGAGGCTCCTTGGTCAGAAAGTGCCTCCCACTAACATTATGCCAGTTAGTTATTAAAAAGAGCTCTGCATTAAACTCATAAAAAAACGCGGACCCCGTCGAAGTCATCCCTTGATCGTCATACATCAATATCTGGAATGGCGCTTGCGAATATCGATTTCTGATTCCCTTCTCAGGCACAACGTTTACCTATCGATCAATGGATTGGGATCCGAGAGTAGCGCCCCCAAACACTAAGGCCCATACTGTCCACCCATCCACCCTGGACACAAACCCAGTAACGGGATTGGATCCAGGCGTAGTAGCGTTGTGCCTCCAATGAAACGCCCCGGTCCATTGCCGGAAAGCCCATGGACTGGGGCTCGACGACCTGGGAGGTCACATGGCGAAGCAACCCGAGAATGCAGGGAAGGCTTGGACGAAGGCCGATGTCGATGCGCTCAAGAAGCTAGCGAAGGAAAATACCCCTACCCGCGTGATAGGCCTCAAGCTGGGACGGTCTGAGGATTCGATCTACGCCAAAGCCGCAGAGGAAAAGATCAGCCTGAAACCGACGAATCAGTCTCCTTACAACCGTCAGAAGTGAGGTAGGCCACGCTCGCCTCGTATGCCTGGCGCTGTTCGGTGGTCCAGTGATGGCCGTGGTCAGCCAAGGACAACGCCATCGAGTCCAGGCACTTCAAAACAATCTGCTGTTCTGCTTGCATCATTGCCTCCTGCGGCTAAGCCGCTTCATTTTGCGTCCCGATGACGCAACACAAGGCGTGTCCGGTCGAGCCATGGCCCGCCGAACACGATAATTTCTGATCGCCTGCCGTAGAGGTGGTGCAGCAGGAAGGGGCCAGGGCCGAAGTGCTGCACATCCTCGCTAGGTAGTGATGGGTCGTCCGCCAGGTAGATCCCGGCGTGATTCGGGTGCGCGGTGCGCCCCACCGCCATCACGATCATGTCGCCGCGCTGCGGCCGGTCCACCCGGATGAAGCCGGCCCCCTCGAACTGCTGTTCGTAGAGGCTTGGACCGTCTGCCCGCTCCCACCAGCCATCGGCACGCTCGAAGTGCGGGAACTCGATGCCCCACTCCCTCTGGTACCAGTCCGAGCAGACCTGCCAGCAGTCCTGCACCCCATGCACGAAGGCGCGCCCGAGCAGCGGCACCTGGTCGACGGGCTCGATGGTACGCAGGTCACCCTCCGGCCAGCTCAGGATGTGCCATGTCAGGCCCGAGGCGTTGCACATCGCGAAATCTGCGGCACTCGGTCGGCTGGTGGCGTCGGGGTGGCTGTGCACCACGGCAACGATCTCTCCCTGATCCTCTGCCTCTGCATACGCCTCCGGTGCGATGCGGAACTCCTCGCCGGCGTCGGCAGAGGTGTTTTCGCAGGGAACGTATCGCTGGCTCCGGCCAGAACGGATGATCAGTCCGCAGCACTCGCGCGGATACTCTGCCGCAGCGTGCTTCTGCACGGCAAACAGGATGTGCTTGAGCATGGTCAGCTCCTGGCGATGATCGAGACGGCAGGGAAGCCGCCGAAGGGCAGTTGGTTGCCTTCACCGAAGCGCGGGATGCAACCGGTGCCCAGGCAGCCATCACACTCGTCCCGGGCTGGGTCATCGGTGGGGTTGCCGTCGATGTCGAAGTACGGGCCGGTGTAGCCGCAGTCGGGTCCGCGGTACCCGCCCGTCATCGCCCAGTGGCACAGGGTGGTCATCTGCCGGCCGACCTGCTCGCCGCCAACGTCGCCTGGCGAGGCCAGTTCCCAAGCCACGTACTGGCCGTCCTCGTTGGTTTTCTGGTCCAAGTACCAGATTTCGACGATCTCCTGGGTGGGATCAGCGTCGGGATTGCCGCCTGGGAAGTTCGCCGCGTCCAGGTATTTCGCCAGCGTCGTCCGGATGGTGAGGCGGAACTGGAGCAGGTCCTCGAACGCCAGACAGAGCGCCGTAATCCGGCCATTGACGTTGCCGGCGGTGAAGCTCGGCCGCGCCGCAGTACCATCGCTGTTGGCCTCGATGCCCTCGATCTGCACGGGCCAGGCCGCGTATTCGTGCCCCTGCCACCAGATCGGTTTCGCCGGTAATTGGTCGGCGTTGGCGCCGGCGGCGGCCAGTTCTTGGGGACTATGCGGGATAGCGTGTCCATGGAACCGGACCACGTCGGCGCCGAAGTCGCTGCCGTCGAGTTCGAACAGCACGACCTCGCCGCCGGGCTCCAGCTTCTGGATATCGGTGATCAGCGTCATGGATGGAATGCCTGTTCAAAGGTCGCGGTCAGCCGGTAGACCCGGCCGCCGAGGTTGACGGGCCGGTAGCCCGCACAGGTGTAGAAGCCCAGGCCGCCCAGGGGCGGCGTCCAGAGAAATGCACGCGCTCCGGTGTGGCGGTCCAGGAAGTCCATCGCGGCCTTGATGGTCGCCGCCGGCCCGGTGATGGAAACCGGCCAGCTCTGGGACTTGCTGTTCAGGCCTTCGCTCACCAACTGCTTGTAGCCGTCACCGAATTGCGCGGACCTGGTGGCGAAGGTGATGTCGCCCTCGCCACCGCTCTCGGTGGCCCAGGTGAAGGTTTCGATTGCCATGTGCTCTACCCGTTGATGGCGCGGCCGATCGCACCGTCACGCCGCAGATCACGCGCCAGGAGTTGTCGGTACTTCTGCTCGACGAATGTCCCGATGTCGCGACCGAACTGGTCCAGGCCAGGCTGGCTGCTGGAGACGTTGGCCGAACCATCCGAGGCAATGTTCACCTCGACGTTGATCTGCGAGCTACTGCCGCCCATAGCGCGCACACCGAGGGCCCCGGACGAGGTTCTGGTCAGCGGCATCACGGCCTCTGGCCCCGCTTCGCCCATCACACCCATACGGCCGCCGCTCATGCCGAACGCGGTTGGCGTGCTGACCACGCTGTTGGTGAAGGCCCCGCCAGTGGCGAACATCTGCACCCCGCCGGCGAACGCACCACCGTTGGCGAACAGCCCGCTGTTGCTCACCAGATTGTCGACACCAGACTGCGCGGCAGCGTTTCCACCCCCGAAGAAGCCACCGAAGAGGGACGAAAGGGCCTGCGAAGCAGCGGCGCGCGTTGCAATCCGCGCCATGTCGGCCAGGATGCTCTTGGTGAAGTCGGAGAACGACAACTTGCCGGTCGTGGCGAAGGTAGCGACTGCATCCTCCATGGCGCGGAAGGCGTTGGTGAACAGATCATGCGTCTGCCCAGCAACATTCCTGGCGCTTTCGAGATAGTCGTTCCAGGCTCCGCTCGCTCCGTTGCTCCAGTCTGACTGGGCAGCGGTCATCTGGTCGTAGTTGCTGACCACGGTGTCTCGCAGGTCCTGATGCGCCTTTCTGAGCGCAGCCAGACGTTTCTCGTACTCCTCGTCCGACATTTGCCGACTGGGATCGGAACGCTGGTTCTCCAGGTCCATCAGTTGCTGGTTGTAGCGGTCGTCGAGACTGTTCAACTGCTCGAAGCGGAACCGCTCTCGTCCGCCCATGCTGACACCGGCCGCAGCGCGCTCGCCCTCCAGGCGCAACGCATCGACCTGCGCCTGCAGCGCCTGCGTATAGCGCTGCACCGACTGCTCCTGTCGCCGTAGCCGCCCCTGCTCGCTGAGTTCGATCTGGTTGAGCTGTGAATCGGCGTCCTGCTGCGCCTTGACCAGCGCCGTCCTGGCGTCGGCGATCTTCTGGTCGAGTTGGATTCGCTGAGCAGCCGAGGTTCCTTGCTTCGCCTTGGCAGCCTCCAGCGCTGCGATTTCGCGCTCGTAGGCATGGGTGACCTCATCCCGCTCCTGCTGGATGATCGAGATCCGCTGCTGCGCGTAGCTTTCCGCGCTGATCACGCCTGCGCGTTGGGATGCCTCCAATTCCTTTTGCGCGTTACGGTAGGTCGCGGTGATCTCGGCCAAGCTGTTCTTCGCGGCGTTGGCCGCGCGTAGGTCCACCGAACCGGCGGAGCCCTTCTGGTCCTTGTACTTGGCGTTGATGTTGGCGATCTCGCGATCGATGGTCGCCTGCTGCAGGCGGTCATCGTTCGGGTTCACCTCGCGGATCGCCTGTAGATCCTTCTTGTACTGCTCCAACTCCTTGGCGCGCTTCTGCTGGTTGGTCAGCGCCGCCCTGGAACGAGCGTCGATCCGGTCAATAGCATTCTGGGCGGCCTGTTCAGCCCGAGCGCGCTCGCCGGCGGTTCTGGCATCGTCCTCCATCGCCTTCTTCCGCTCGCGGAGCATGTCGAGCTCTTCGCGCAGGCGGTCCCGGCTCTCGTCGCGGTTGCCGACTAGGCCGAAACCACCTTGATCGAGCTGGGCAAGGCGCCGCTCCACGTCGGCGATCTGGGAGTCGATGTCCTGGCGACCAATGCTCTTGGCATCATCCCACGCGCGCTTCGCAGCACGTGCGACTCCATCCCAAGCACGCTCAATCCAACCCAGGCTCTCCAGAATCTTCGGGGTCCGCTGGTTGATTGCGTCAGCGTAGGCCTCAGTCGCCAGCTTCACCGCGCCGGCGTGATCCCCCTGCTCCTCCAGCGCCTTGATCTGCGAGTAGACGGATGCGGTGAGGTAGTTGTACTGCTCGTTCAGGGCCTTCGAGGCCTTCACAGGGTCTTCGCCCAACCTCACGAACTCGGCGACGGTATCCCCTACCGCGCGGCCAGTTGCCTCTTCCATCGAGAGCGCGGCCTGGGTGATGGCGACAAAGCTTTCGCTGGCCAGGTTTCCCTTGCCTGCCAGGGTGGCCAGCACTTCGGCGGCAGCTCCGGTTGTGCCAACCGTACTGCTGACCTGGCGAGCCATTTCGCCCAGTCCAGAGGCACTGGTACCAGCGTAGTTGCCGGTCATGATCAGCGCCTTGTTGTATTCGCCCTGTTCCTTGCTGCCCAGGTACGCCGCCGCAGTCACACCACCGATCGCCGCTGCCAGCAGCCCAATCGGGGCCAGGACGCCGATAACACCGCGAGCGGCGCCGCCGGCGTTCACACCGATCTCGGCGATGTTGTGGGCGGCGACCCGCCAGTTACCGGTTGAGAGGGCGTTACCCAACTGCAGCACGTTCTCGCGCGCTTCCTTGCTGGTCAGCCCGAGCTTGTTGATCGCGCCGCCGGTCCCTTCGATGTCCCGCCGCTTCGCCGCGATCTTCTCCAGGCCGGCGGCCAGCCCGGCGTCATCCAGCCCGCCGGCGGCGCGCAGCCCACGCAACGCGGCTTCCTGCTTCTCAAGCCTAGCCAACGCGGCGGTCACCGGATCAATGCTGTTGACCGTGCGTTGCATCGCTTCGATCTGACGGTTCTGCGCCGCAACCAGGCGCTGCTTCTCGGCGGCCTCCTTGGTTTCCGCCTTCTGCAACCGGTCATAGGCCGCACCCAGGCGATCCTGATACTGCGCTTCGTCCTGCAGCGTGGTCAGGCCGGCTTTGCGCGCCCGCTCGAGCAAGCTCTCGGCGCGAATCAGATCATCGATGTTGGCGACGTTGCCGGAGAGCGCCCGTTCCAACTGGCTGATGATGGATATCTCGCCAGCGGCACTGTCGTATACCTTCCGGCTGGCAGCAGCCTGGCGTTCACGCGCACCGGCCGCCTTGTCGACACTGCGGGCAGCGTCCTCCTCCGCGCGCGATACTCCCTTGGTGGCCTGCTCGAGGCCCTTGCTGGCGTCGGACAGGTTGTCGATGGCCTGTTCGGCCTGGTCGGCGGAGTCGACCAGCTTGTCGAGGTCCTCGGCCGCCTTGGCGGCCGGGCTCGAATCGACCTTGATGCCCAGTTCGGCGAAATTGCTCATCCCGACTCCCTCTGCTCGCGGAAGGTCCGCAGAGCGGCGTCTTCCATTACCCGGATATCTGCGAACACCGCGGCTTGCTCACCAGCGGCTACGCCGCACATCTGCATCACCACCGGCAAAGCGGTGTAGTCCAGGCCTGTTGCGCCACACATGCCGGCCCGCCACTGGGTACTCATCGCCTCGAAGACGATGAAGGCCGTCCAGTTGCAGGGCCAGAGTTCCATCTGCTCGTCGCTTTCGTCGAAGTCATCCGGCGACAATCCGAACTGCGCCAGCTCCTGGGCGCTGGCTGCAGGCCGATAGAGTTCTTGTGCGGCGCGCTTCAGTTTCCCAAGCGCCCTCTGCTGTAGGCGCTCTGGTAGGCCTCGAGGATGGCCTCGGGCACGCTGACCAGGGAGGACACCAGCAGCCGGACGTTGGCCTCGGTGAACGCCTCGTCGAACCCCCACCCGGCCACAACGGCTTGTACCTGCTCGACCTGGAGGTCGATCTGAGCCGTGGTGAACGCTTCCAGAGACTGCTCGCGAGTCTCCTCGACCAGGCGCTTGAACCGCTCTCCCCAACTGCTGTAGAGGTCGGCCAGCGCTTCACGATCCAGGTACTTGAAGGTGAATGGCACCTTGATGGACTCCCCGCCGAGGCGGGGAATCTCCACACTGGATTCGAAGGTGGGCGCCTGCGCGATGCTGAACTTCTTCGCCATGACAGTTCCTTAGGGGGCCGGGTTGTAGCGAACCGGGCGGCCATCGAGAGCGATGGTCAGGGTCCGGGTCATGATTTCGTTGACGTTCAGGGTCGGGGTGTCGCTGACCGAGACGTAGCCGTTGTAGAAAACCTCCGATCCGTTGCGCAGCGTCAGGCGGATCACCTGCAGCGCTTTACTCTGGTCCGCCGCCTCAATCACCGCCCACTGCGGCAAGTTGGGGTCGTCGGCGATCGGCATCGAGAACGACTGAGCGTTGCGGAAGGTAGGCAACTGGCGCTGGTCATCGTCCTCGAGGTACTGGTACTGGACGAACTGCTGTTCGCCGCCGGAGGTGGTCGGGTTCATCACCTGCTGGATCTGCTGCCAGGTGAGGACCTTCTTCGCCGAGCCGATACCGCCGCCGGCCGGGTAGCGGATCACATCGGTGGTATCGATATTGCCCAGGGAGAAGGTGTCCTCGGTGGAAACTGCAACCTTGACGGCTCGGCCGTTCAGGCCAGTCCAGCCGGACACCAGCGACACGACGTCACCGACCAACAGGCCGTGAGCATCTGCGGTAGCAACCGCTGGCTTGGCGTTGGAGACAGCGGTAATCGGAATAGCCGGGCCGTAGGTGGCAGCAATGGCCAGCAGCGCGCCGTTGGGGAGGCTTGCGGACATGGAGTTTTCCTCGTGTGGAAATGAAAAAACCCGCTTATGGCGGGTGCTGGTGTGCCCATGCGGGCGATCAGAAGATGTCGGCGCGATAGCCGATGGAGACTGGTTTGGTATCGGCGATGTCCCCCGATATCCAAGGTCCCGGCGCTGGTGGGCTCACCACCTGCACAGAGAAACCGGGGCGAGACAACTCGCTGTAGAGAGGGAACTGCTGACCTAACTCGGCGATGATGTCTGCGGCAACGCCGGTGCCCTGCCCGCCTGGGACCACGATGCTGATCTGGAACACACCGGTGAAGCCCCGGTGGTAGCCGCCCAAGTCGCTACTGGTAGTGCCAGCGGGCAGCGTGAAGCAGCGTAGATAGATGGCACCCGGCGTCGGTTCGAACGTCACATTCGGGTACGCGACAGGGATCCCCTTGGCCTTCGCCCAGACGTCCAGGCGAGCCTCGAACAGTTGCTGAATGATCTCGTGACTCATACCTGGTTCGCCCTGACGGCGGCCTCCACAATCTGCTGGAATTCGGCGATGGTCACCCGAACCATGCCAGCCGGCGCCTGGCTGGAGTGCCCGTACTCGAGCGGTACCGCATACGGCAGGTTGTTCACCAGGTAGGCGGTATCACCGAGCTTCAGCGGCTGGACCCCAGCGGTCACTGCAGAAATTGCCTTGCTGCCAGTCGGGTCGACGTCATCAATCTCCCCCGGTGCGGCCGTGCCAATGCTGAACTGCCAGTTGGCCCGAAAGCGCCCGCCAACATACCCGCGCCCGGCCACCATCCCGTTGACGTCGAAGTTCTGGTCACGCTCCGCCTTGGTCAGCGGCTTCGCGTGCTTCACGCCTCGACGTAGCTTCCCGTTCCTGGTGAAGTTGCTCGGATTCAGGTTGATCAGGGTGTTGCGAATCGCGACGTTCTCGTCGTAGCGGTCCGCCGCAGCGCTCGCCCTCTGGCGGTAAGCGACGTTCGCGGCCCACCGCTCCGGGTCACCGACTGGAGATTTCTCGATCACCTTGACCGATAGATCCAACATGATCCGCTGGTAGATCGCATCGCCGGCAGCCAAGGCTTGGTCGCGGAACTGCGCCACCGCTGCAGCGAAGCTGCCCTGGCGCCCCGAGTAGCGTTGACGCATGCGAGAGCCACGGGCCATGCGCTACCTCCTCGCTTGCGCGACGAAGCCGATGTCCAGGCCGGCATAATTCCAGGCTTTCGCAGTCACCACCTTGAAGGCCTCGCCGTCGAACTCGATACGGTCGCCGTTCCTCGGCGCCGGCATGTCCTGCCCCCCAAGCTGCACTGGAGACATGATGATCTCGACATCACCCTGTTGGATCAGCGAACCGTCGATAACCCGCACATCGTAGTCCTGGCGCATGCCGGAACCATCGAAGCGGCGCTCGATGGTTGGACTTCCACCGGTCGCCGGGTCGTACTCGCCCTGCTCGAACTTGGTCAGGCGTAGCTCAAGCCCCTTACCGCCCTTGCTCCGCGGTGCCAGCATACGAATGGCCATCGCCCGGGAACGGTCGTAGATATCAGCCATCAGCTCATCCTCGACACCCTGACGTTGAACATGCCGCCGCCGACGGTCAGCGCCTCCAGAAGCCGATCCACTGCAACGTAGCGCGGCTGCCCCTGGTTCACCGGATCGGCGTAGACCGTGGTGAGGGGTCCCACCGTCTCGGATTTCACGGCGGAGGCCTGCTGTACCGTGTCCAGCGGCCCGTCGAGCGCCAACAGGGCCAGTTCGCACGTTGCGGCCTGCAGCTTCCGGTTCGGCCAGGCCAGGCCGGTGCGTGGAAACTCCAGCGTCTGGTCCGGGTCGACCTTCGAGCCTCGGAATTGATAGCTGCGGTCGATGTAGTCGGTCGCCCTGATCAGTGCCGAGGAGCGGCTGTCATTGGAGGCCGACGCCCAGGCAGCATTGCCGCGCTGAGCGTGATACTCGGTAGCCTGGTCGACGGAGACGTAGCTGTTGGCGCTGTCACCCTCAGTCACCACCGCCATTGGCTTTCTCCTCGGTCGCCTTCAGGAACTCGCGCAGCGAATCGGGCGTGGCGCCTTCCGGCACCTCGACACCCAGTTCAACGAGACGCGCCAGCACCTGCTCGTCGTTCAACGGCGAGGGTTCCTGGGCCGCCTTCGCCTCGGCGAGCAGTTTCGCCAACGCAGCCTTGCCTGCACGCCCATCGAACGCAACGCCGAGAGCCTTCAGGTCAGCCTTGATTTCGTCGAGGGTTGGCTCGCCGTCCTGGCCGCCCGAAGCCTTCGCAGCACCGCTGGTTTGCAGTTCGATCAGGCCGTAGGCCGCCGAGTATGCCTGCGGCACCTCGCCGGCCACCGCATCGGCCTGTTCGAGGAAGTCACCCTGGCGATAGGCGAGCGGATCCCGAATCGTCAGCCCATTGCGCTGGGCGAACTCCATCTGGTCCGAGGTAGCCGGGCCCGCTACGAACCACAGAATCTTCTTGGTCATTGTCCACCTCATGAAAAGGGGGCCTAGCGGCCCCTCTGCGGCTACTTGCTCAGCACCAGAACGCCGGCGGTGTCTTTGACGCTGGTGGCGGTGCGCTCCCAGTTCGCCGCGGTGCCGATCGCGGTATCGTTCGGCGAAGCGCCGCCCGCACCGGTCTTCCAGGTGTAACCGAGCACGCCCAGGTTGTAGCTCCACTCGGCCTGGTAGACCGAACCCAGGTTCTCCTTGCCGGTAGTGCGGTTCAGAACAGCGTCGAAGTCGTTGTTGCCGGTCACCAGCACCGAGCTCTGCACCAGGCCCAGCGAGCGGAACGAAGCTGGGTTGGCCTCGGGGTCGGCGCCAGCCGGCACGATCAGCGAGTCGGCGTCGGTCACCACGAACAGACGGCCGAACGGGTCGCGCATCACGTTCACGCCGTCGTAGGTGAACAGGTTCTCGGCGTTCGCAAGAGCGTTGTCGTAGAGATCGCTGACCACGCTGGAATGGAACACCCAGGCCGCGATGGCGTTGGCGCGGTCACCGAACTTGAACGCCGCCTTGTTCAGGGTGCGGAAGGTTGCGGTCTCGGTGGCGCTGCCATGGGTCGCGTCGGAGTGACCGCTGATTGCAGCCACCGCGCCGCGGATGGCGGTGTTCAGCATGTCCGCGACCCGTGCTTTACCCAGTTGCTCACCGATGGTCAGGGCCGCCAACGCCGGGTTCTGCAACACCCAGTTGTATTGGGCCGCCTCATACTCGATCGGTGGCGTGCCGGCGGCGACCTTCACCGCGGCGTTGAGCAACTGCGTCAGACGAGTCGCAGCCACGTCGCCGTTGCCGTAGACGTTGCGGCGGCGCACCAGATTGGCGATCAGCTTGAAGCTGGCCTTGATGTCGAAGTCGCCCTGCGCCGGCGCGTTCTGCAGAACGATGGTGCCGGCGGATGCCTGGTTGAATTTGTCGATCGCCTGGGCGACGGTTTCGGTCAGAGCCGTGTAGGTCTGCTTGTTGAATACAGCGAGATCGAAAGCCATGTGGCCTCCTTACTTGATAGTTTCGAGGTAGGCGACCTTCTCGGCCTCGGTCTTGCAGTCGGCGAGCGACTTGGCCGTGCTGCCGGAGGGCTTGCCGCCCGGGGGCGTTCCGCCGCCGGAGTGGCCAGAGCCCTTCAGGATCTGGTCGCGGTAGGGGTACTGGTCGACGAGAATCTCCAGCGCTTCATCGAAGTCGGCGGCCTCGCCGGGACGGGCCTTGCTGTACAGCTTGTTGCCGTGGGCGTCGTAGGCCACGACATTGCCGTCCTCGATCTTCAGGTGCTTACCGAACACGGACTGCACCATGTCGGCCGGAACAGCCAGGCGGTCGGCCACGAACTTCGAGCGGGAGAAGCTGCCGCCGATCTTCTCGGCGTAGAGCTGCTGCTCCAACTGCTCCGCGCGCGTGGTGGCCTCGGTCAGCTTGGTGTCGTAGGCCTTGCCGATTTCAGCCTTCACCTTCTCGATCTCGCCGGCATCCACCAGCTTCTTCGCGTCGAGATTGGCGACGGTTTCCAGGGCTTTACGCGCTGCGGCCGGGTCCTCGATGCCTTCGAAGTCTTTTGCGATCTTCTCGGCCTTCTCCGCCCGCTCGCGGTGCTGCTTGGCCTCTCCGTTCAAGCGGGTGATGGTGGCCCGGGTACCAACCGCATCGAACGCGATCTCCTTACCGTCATCTTCCACGTAGACCGGCTTGCCATCCTGGACCTCGGCGTATTGCTTGCCATCGACTTCGACAGTCTTCAGTTTCAT